GGTTCGTGGCGACTCCTTTGGGCGAGATGGAGAACAGGCTGTTGCCCGAGACGACAAGAAACAGTCCTTCGGCGTTATGCGCGCCGCGAATTGGCGCATTCGTCCCGAGATCGCAGAACGGGACCAGGCCGGGAACGCTCTTGAGCAGCGATCCAGAGCGCGCTCCGTTGCGTTCCGCATTCACCGGCAAATAGTTCTGCGTGTCCTGTACCGACCAATCGTAGGTTTCGTCCGCATAGGAACCACCGACGACGGGGAAAGGTTGCCAGCGAGGCATTACAGACGGCCCCGTGAAACATCGCCTTCTTCGGGCGTGAAATGCCGTGCCGCAAGATGAAGCATTCCGACCACTTCGCACTTGTTCGGGCCGTCGCCGAAGCATCCGACGATGACCTCTCCGTTTTCCAGGTACTGGACCCATAGCATGGTGCGCGGGACGGATTCGGGCTGAGCATCAAGCTCGTCAGCCAGCTGACGAAGCTTGGCTGGAATGTCTCGGAGACTGTTCTTGCGCAACTGGACGACGTTCATCGGTAGAACCCAGCGCGCCAGCCACCGCCGACACGTTGCGCGTTGCCGATGGGAAGATCATCGTAGCTGCAGCGCTCGTAGAGATTCGACGCCACGAACGCACGGAGCGTCCCGAGTCCCTGCGTTGCCATCTGGACAGTCACGGCATCGGGCTGTACGCCGAATCGCGGCGCAAGACGGATGGCGAGTCCGTAGCCAATGGCTTCATTAGCCTCCAAGGGCGTCGGCATCGAGGCTTCGGAATTGGGGACGTCCTGCCAACCTAGGCTGATGCCATCCACTTCCCACGTACGCATCATCTGGTTGAGCGCGCGCAAGGCATCCGCGGTGTCGTTCTCGTCCAATGCCGAACTGGAATCCGCGACACGCAAGTGCTGCAGCGCATCCCGAATGATGGAAATGGCCTGCGTCATGTCGGCTCCAAGAAAAGCGGGGGCCGAAGCCCCCGCCAAGTCCACTGCACGATTACTCGGTGATGCGGCAGATGTGATCCGGGCGGATCACCGCGCTGCCCAGCAGCACATCGACGCGGGTGCGCTCCAGGTCGTTGAAGCCATCGCCAAAGGTCATCACCCGCACCGACACGTTGCCTGCAGTCGCGGTGTAGCCTTCGCACGACGCCAGCACCGGCAACGGCGCGAAGGCGGCTGCAAAGGCATCCTTGTGGAACGCCAGGTTCTGACGCGCTCCGGGAGTGGCCACCGTGTCGAAGATCGTCACGGCCGCACTGCTGGACGGCAATGCGTCGATGGTGCCGATGACGTTCGCGGTGGTGGGAATCAACGCCGGGAACACGGATAGGTTGCCGGAGCCACCCGCATAGTTCGCCGTCACCACGAACTGGCGCAGCTGACCATTGCTGACGCCAGTGATCGGGTTGACCCCGTGGACACCTGCAATCGTGATGATGGTGCCCTGCGCGATGGCACCCGTACCGGTGCCCACGGCGACCGCGGTTGCACCAGAGACCGGAGCTGCCGTCAGTACGTAGGCTGCGCTGGCATTGCCCACCAGGTACGGAAGCAACTGCGACACGTAGAAGTTGAAGTTGCTGTAACGGCCCACCTTGCCCGTGTCGAACTCGTCCGAGATTTCCTTAGTCGGATTGAACAGCGCCGCGTTGTTGTCCTGCAGATCGACGTTCGCATCCGACGAGAACAGGATGGTGCGGCGGTCGGAGGGCGTCAGGTAGCGGTCCAAGGCTGCGCCGGCCTGCGCATAGACCTTGCGCAGGGTGGGAACCGTGCCAGGGGTGCCGACCACCTGCCCGGCCCCGAGCGCCATCTGCTGGGTGAGATACGCCTGCACCTGCGTGCGCACGCTGTTCATCGCAGGACGCAGGAATCGCTCCTTGAACTGCGACAGGTTCAGCACCTTTTCCACGGCGGTGAACTTCAGGCCGGCGCCGATCTGCTGCGACAGGGTGAGGTTCACCTTGCCTTCGGTCACGTCGTTGTCCACGAACGTCGAACCGTTCCAGGTCACCGGCACGGGCGGAATGCCGATGCTGATCGTGGAACCCTTCTTGTAGCCCTGGACGGGCGAGCCGAACTCGTTGTCGTAGCCGGTGTTGATGTTCGGGATCAGGTTGTCTTCTTCGACCAGCATGGCCGCCGCTTCGCGGGCGATCATCTGGTGGGTGAGGATCGTGTTGCTCATGGTGTCTGCCTCTTGGGTTTAAGAGGCCCGCTTGTTTCGGCGTTCCCACCACTGCTGATCCGTGAGCTTCTCCGGCGGTGTTTCCGTCGGTGATTTGCCGCTCACGGTGGCAACAGGTGGCGGAGCCTTCGAGACGGGCCGCACGGCTGCTTGGGGTGCCGGCTGTGCCGGCGTGTTGGGCAGCGCTTGCGGCGCGGCTGCTAGGCGCGATGCGATGCGATCCACTGCGGCAGCCGCGAGATGCGGCTGTATCGACGCAAGCTGGAACGCCAAGTCGTCATCGTTGGCGAGGGCATAAGCGATCTCAGGCCCGTTGTCGTGGGTCATGATCGCGAGTTGCACAGCCTCGGAAGGCTGATAGGGAATCGCCATCACCTTGTCGGCGAAATCAGGATGCGATGCGGCGAACTGCGCGACCTTGCCATTATAGGTTTCGGTCACTTCCTGAAGGCGACGGGTGGCGACTTCCTGGTGTTGCTGGAACTTGTACGTATCAAGGGCTTGTGAGGCGGCCCACTCCGCCGTGGCACGCTGATGCGCGGCGGGGTCGAAATTGGATTGTTCGAGAGTGGGTGCCGGGCGTTGTTCGGGCGTCTTCGCCTTCACTGCGGCAAGGTCGGATTCCAGTTCGCGCACGCGGCTCTGCAGGCGATTGATGTACTCGCCCGTCCGGTTGCGCTTCGGCGGTTGTTCCGGCGTCTTTTCCTTTTCAGCCGCAGCTTTCGCTTCGGCTTCCTTGGCTGCGGCCTCTTGGGCAACGGCTTCCGCGTCACTGCGCGGAGGAGTGGCAACGACTTGGGTTTCTTCCACGCGCGGCAGTTCGCCGCTGGCCTGCTGGCCTTCGGTTTCGGTACTCATGACATCCTCACGGATTCGGCGAAAAGCCCCGCCGTTCAGGCATAAAAAAACCGCCTCTAGGCGGTCATTGCGAAGGGTTGAAAGCTCCGGGTTTCACTGGCGTGGGTCGAACCATGGGCCAATTCGGCGGCGCAATGCTGGCGTCGTACATCGCGGCGCGCGCGTCATGCGCTAATGTCTGCGTGGCGGCGTGATCGCTGACAGCGAGCGCGTCATCCACCTGATGATGGCCAGCAATCGCCCTATCGCGCTCGATCTGAGCCTGCGCCTTCGGCAAGACGGCCTGCGCTTCCGCAGACTCGCGCTGCGCCTTGGCCTGCTGCAACTGCGTTTCCGCCTGCATCTTCGCCATCTGGGCCTGCTGCGCCGGATTCGGACCCTGTTGCTGCGGCGGCGGCTGATCGCCCGGCTGCGGCTGAAGCAAGCCCTGATTGACCAGGATGCGCCGCACCGCTTCGGACACTTCCTCGTTGCCGGGAAGGTCGAGGTTCTTGACCACCATGTACGACAGCAACTCGCCCAGCGGCGGGAAGCTCGAACCCACCTGACCGACCAACTGCGCGAAGGCTGTGACGGCTTCCTGTCGCTGCGTGGCGTAGGCCGGTCCGACCGTGATCGTCACATCATAGCGGCCCTTGCTGATGTCGTTCAGCGTAAGCGTCTGCCCGCTCTGCAGGTCTTGCACTTGCTGGTACAACTGCACCCACTTCTGACCGCCATCCTGTCCTAGCACGCGAATCACTCGCTGGGTGTCGTACACGCGCGGGATCATGTCAACCAGGATTTCGTACTCGAAATGAATGGCGCGACTGAGGTTGTCGATGTAATTGAACGTCGATACCTGCGATTGCACCTTGCGCTGCTGGATCGCTGCACCACTGGTTTCGTTGCCCTGCAGGCCCAGGCTTGGATTGAAGATGCCCGTAGCGGCCTTGATATCGTCGTTGTCCATGTTCGCCAGCTGGATAAGCGCCGTAGGCACTTCCGCTTGCTGGGCACGGGCCGGCGTTCCATCAGCACCTTCCGCAATGGGCAGATACGGCCGGTCTTCCGCGTTCGCCTTGTTCCAGAACGACTCGAATCCCTTGATCCATGAGAGCTTCGTGATGAACGGCGCTTTCGGAGCCTTGGCAACCGCCTCGATGATCGCGGTGCGATGGACGTTGTGAAGCCGCTGCTGATCCTTGGACGAACGCACAAGTCCCATCCAGTGGTCC